GCCTCAAAGCAGGAACGATTGGATCTGTTCGCAGAGGCCATCGTAAATGGTGCTACCAGAGAAGAGGCTTACGTCTCTGCTGGGTACTCACCACACAACTGTAAAGCCAACGCCCACAAGTTCTACAGGGCCAACTCTGCGTACATTCAGGGAGTCATTTCTGAGCGTATCGGAGCCCATGTTCCAGCAGCCCTCAAGGTGCTCGTGAATGTGATGAATGACCCTAACGAAAAGGGTGGCATCAGGATCAAAGCTGCTGAGGTTCTAATGGACCGTGGTGGCTTCTCTACTAAGCAACGCATTGAGATCAGTACCAAGGACATTAAGGACTTGAGTACAGAGGAGCTACAGGATGAAATTAGAAAGCTTATCTCCGAGAACCCCGGCGTCCTTAGCCTACTCGATTCGTAAGCATACACATGGGTCTGACTCAGCTCTCGTTAAGAAGCGTGAGGGGGAAGTTCTCAGGTGGTATCTGGATAGCCTCGGTAAGAAGACCGGTGGAGTGGGTCATTTGTGGCGTAAGGGAGACCCTGAAAGCATTGATCAAAAGGTGTCCGCAGAGTGGCTTGAAAAGGATCTCGCAGGGGCTCGTAAAGCAGCCCAAAAACAGTTCGATCAGTTGCCCTTCCAGACACAAGATTTGTATGACGTTTTGGTGTCTGTAAACTTCCAGTTTGGGAACGACTTTGACACCGACTTTCCGGCCACTTGGGAGATGCTCAAGAACGGCTATTACAGCAAGGCTGCTGATGCTCTCCAAGCAACCAAATGGAACCAACAAACTCCGGTTCGTGTGAAGGACTTTCAGAACGCTATCCGGGATGCTGCCATGTTGTATAAACAATACCGGGATTTAGGGCTATGAAATTAACGGGCTTAGTGCTTATCATGGTGCTAGCCCTTCAAGGGTGTGCAACTACCTTGGGGGCTCTAGGTGCCCTCTCCTCCGCCGCGACTCCTAAGGTAGCTGCCTCTTTACAGATCGGTGACAAGCAAACGCAAGTCACTGGGACAACCGTTGGGAAGACCGAAACGTCAACCCAAAAAGCAACAGTCAAGAAGATCACCGCACAGAAGAAAGCTGAGGTCGATCAGAGCACCAAGAAGACAGACAAGAAGACAGAGATTGGTGAGGTCGCAGGGAGCGTCCTTGTGAACCAAGGCCCTGACGCTTGGACCCTCGCAGCTCTCGCTGCTGGATGGCCCCTCTTTGTTCTGTTCCTAATCTATGCCACCTTGAGGAGAGTCAAGAGTGTCCGATCTAATTCAGGAACGAGTCCTCTCAGCGATGAGGGAGCTACAGGCACGCCAGAAGTTCTGGAGAATGAAGTCGTTCGTTCCTTACGGCTGGCAAAAGAGGTTCGTGACGGCCTCAAGTAATTGCTTCCAGTTGCTTGCCATGACGGGTAACCGTTGTGGTAAGACCTATACTGGTGCATTCATTATGGCCTGCCACCTTACGGGTTTGTACCCAGAGTGGTGGGACGGTAAGCGTTGGTACGAACCTGTGGAAGCATGGGCTTCAGGTATCTCCACAGACACGACCCGAGATATCATCCAGAGTGAGTTGCTAGGTAGTTGGAAAAACCCTGATGCCTTCGGCACTGGGATGATCCCTAAAGAGCTCATCATCGAGTGTGTGAATAAGCCCGGTACTCCCGGTGCCTTTCAGTCAGTCCTTGTACGCCACGTAAGTGGTGGTGTAAGCACCCTCGACTTCAAGTCCTACGAGATGTCCCAAGACAAGTTCATGGGTACTCAGAAGCACTTAATCTGGCTCGACGAAGAGTGCCCGAAAGACATCTACACTCAGTGTGTAACCCGTACAGCCACGACTGGTGGTATAGTCTACATGACGTATACTCCAGAGGCAGGTATGACCGAGTTGTGTAGAGACTTCCTGTACGATCTTAAAGAAGGTCAGTTCCTAGTGCAAGCCTCATGGGATGACGCACCTCACTTGAGCGAAGCTGTGAAGACCCAACTCATGTCTGTTTATAGTGCCTCAGAACGAGCTATGCGCGTGTCTGGGATGCCTTCCATTGGTACTGGTGTAGTGTTCCCCATTAAGGCTGAAGACATCACCATCGACCCTATAGACATCCCTGAGCACTGGTTCAAGATCATTGGGATCGACCTTGGTTTCGACCACCCTAACGGTACTGCACTGTTGGCGTGGGACAATGAGAAGGACATTTACTATCTCTACGACGAGCACTCTGAGCGTGGTGAAACACTCTCTATGCATGCCCAAGAGATCCGTAAATTGGGGGGTGATGTGTTCCCTGTAGTGGTCCCTCACGATGCCTTCAAGAAAGACTCCAACAACTCCGGTATGCAGTTCGTTAAGATCCTTGAGAACTACGGTTTGAACGTCGTTATGCAGCCCTTCAGCAACCCTCCCGGAGCAGATGGTAAGCCCGGTGGGAACAACGTTGAGGCAGGTCTTGCAGTGATGCTCAGAGCCATGGAAGAGGGCCGCTTTAAGGTCTTCAAAACATGCACCAAGTTCCTCCAAGAACTACCTCTGTACCACCGTAAAGATGGCAAGATTCATGACCGTAATGACGACATGATTTCTGCTACCCGATATGCCTTCCAGATGGCTGCTAGGTATGCCCGTCCGGGGACTCGTAGAGAGAACTCAGGGTATTATTATGCTTCCAACAAACCCCTTCCAGCTTCTTGGTATGACGAGATTATCTAATGGCTAAGACCAGAAAACCAAAGATTACACCGATGGATGACGAGACGGTCTTTGCCCATGTAGACCATTGGCTTAGTGATTCCCTCTCGTACAACCAATCAGAGCTGTCCCAGCAACGCGCTGACTCCCTGAGTTACTACTTGGGTGAGCCCTTCGGTAACGAGAAGCGTGGCAAGTCTCAGGTGGTTACCCGTGACGTCCAAGAGACTGTCAACTGGATCATGCCTAGCTTGCTCAAGGTCTTCCACTCTGGTGGGGACGTTGTGAAGTACCTCCCGAACACCGTTGAAGATGTACCTTTGGCAGAGCAAGAAACCGCTTACGTGAACTACCTGTTCAACCGTAAGAACGAAGGTTTCAAGATCATGCACGACTGGTTCCAAGACGCACTGCTCTATAAGAATGGTGTGACTAAGGTCTACGTCGAGGATGAGAACTGCCCAACGTTTGACTACTTCACAGGTATCGACGAAGCTACCCTTATGGATATCGCTTCGGACCCAGACGTTGAGGTGCTTGCACAGACTGACAATGGGGATGGCACCTTTGATATCAAGCTCCGGAAGGACAAGAAGAAGCGCAACATTCGTGTCTGCGTTGTCCCACCAGAGCAGTTCCTGATTGACCGTGATGCGGCTGATCTGGAGAACGCACAATTCGTAGCCCACCGTGAACAGCAAACAGTCTCTTGGCTGCGTGCTATGGGTGTGCCTGAAGATGTGATCGACGAGCTACCATTCGATGAGTGGGAATTCGCTGACACTACCCCAGAGAAACTCGTTAGGGATTCCTTTGATGGCTCAGGTGACATGGCTCTCCAGACTGGAGCAGAAGCAGAGGCTAACCGTAAGGTGTGGGTCTCTGAGTGTTACATTAATCTGGACGTGGATGGAGATGGCCTCGCTGAGCTGCGTCGTATCGTTGTGGCTGGCTCACATATCCTGAGTAACGAAGAGTGGGACTGTAAGCCTTTCGCTGACATCTCCGCTCACCGTATCGCCCACAAGTTCTACGGTATGTCGATCTACGATAAGATCAAAGACATCCAAGAGATCCGCTCTGTACTGATGCGCAACATCATGGACAACATCTATCGCCAGAACACTGGGCGTTGGGCTGTCATTGAGGGGCAAGTCAACCTTGAGGATCTGATCAGTGACTCCCAATCGGGTGTTGTCCGGATGAAGTCCGCCAATGCTGCTACCCCATTGCCTACCCCTCAGCTCTCTGACTCAGCGTACAACATGCTGGATCGCATGGAGAATGATCGTGGTAAGCGTACTGGTGTAAGTGATCGGTCACAAGGTCTGGATGAGAACACTCTGCACAGCAACCAAGCGGCTGGCTCTGTTAACCAGATGATGACCGCAGCGGAAGCACAGATTGATCTGATCGCTCGTATGTTCGCTGAGACTGGCGTGAAGCGTCTCTTTCAGTTGCTCCATGATCACGCTATCAAGTACCAAGATCAAGAGGAAGTCTTTGAACTCCGTGGTCAGTTCGTTGGGGTCAACCCAAGTAACTGGCGTGAACGCTCCGACATCGCTGTAACCGTCGGTGTGGGCAACATGAACAAAGACCAACAGTTGATCCACCTGACCCGCATGATGGAGATGACCCAAACGGTTATCAACGGTGGTGGGATGGGTATCCTTGTTAGTGAAACCAACATCTACAACCTGCTCAAAGAGATCACCGAGAACGCTGGGTACAAAGACGTCAACCGATTCTGGACTGACCCTAATTCCCCAGAGGCTAAACAAGCAGCTCAGCTTAAAGCTCAAGCCGCTCAGAAGCCTAAGCCAGATGACATCAAAGCGCAAGCCCAGATGGCTCAAGTTCAAGGTCAGAACGCTAAGCATCAGTCGGATGCCCAATTGGCTCAAGTCGACGCACAGGTTAAACTTGCTGAGATTGAACTCAAGAAGCAACTGGCGACCATTCAACTTCGTCAAGTGGCACTTCAGGAAGCAGAACTTCAACTCGAACAAGACAAGTTCCAATGGGAACGTGCCAAGAACGAAGCTGAGTTTGCCCTTGAGAGCCAGCAAAACAGGGCTGCTGCTATCGGTGATGGCAAAGTTCCTGAAACTACGAAGAAAGATGGAAATAAAGCTAGCACTCGCGTGTAGAACTGAGGTATAATGAAATTATGAGGGCAGGATATGGCATGTCTCTCAGTATCAGGGTTAAAGAACTTCTTGATGAAGGCACCCTTACTGAGATCATGGCTCAGGTAAAGAAAGACCTTGAGGAGGAGTGGGTAACCACCCTCCCTGAGGAAGCTTCTAAACGTGAGCTTCTATACCACGAATTGCATTGCCTCAGTAAGCTTGACACACGGATCAAATCAATCGTGCAAGACCTACTGATGCAGGAGGAGAAATACTGATGGATGGTAACGAAGGCGCTTCAGTACAAGACATTGCGGATAGCCTTGAGGCTTCCCTCGATGAAAACGGTTGGATGCCGGATGACGACAACTTCGACCCTGATGCCGCACCTGAAGTCACCCCAGAGAAACCAAAACGTAAGGCCAACGAACCTGCTGCTGAAGACGCTGACACCGATGGTGAAGAGTCTGATGAGGTGGAAGAAGAGGGCGACGCTGAGGAAGATTCTGAAGGGGACGACGAGGACGAATCTGAAGAAGGTGATGACGATGAGGCTAAGGCTTCAGCCATCACTGATGAGACACTGGTCGATATTAAGATTGGTGACGACGATTACGAAGTAAACTTTGCAGAGTTGAAGTCTGGTTATCTCCGGAACGAAGACTATGTGACTAAGGTCCAAGCCCATGAGGCTGAGTTCCTTGAGAAGGTCTCCCAGACGGAGCAGCTTCAGGCACAGCTTGCAGAGGAACTTCAGCAGACCGCTGTGATCGCCATGGGTGATCTCTCTAAGTACGACCGTATCAATTGGGCTGCTCTCAAAGAGCAAGACCCAGCAAAGTATAACGAACTCCGAGTAGAAGCTACCGAGGCACGTGAAGCTGCCCAAGCTCTGGTTGCACGTCGTGACCAAGTTAAAGCAATGCACGTCAAGGCTCAACAACTACGGCATGATGCCTACGTTAAGGGTCAGGTGCAACTCGCTGAGAAACTCATTCCGGGTTTCCGTGAGCCAGCCTTCTTCGACGCTCTGGTCAAGTACGGCCAAGAGATCGGCTACTCTAAGAGTGACATTGAGAACATCTCCGATGCACGCCAACTGCTGTTGCTCAACAACGCACGTTTGTTTGCTGAGGGTGTTGTAAGGCGTAAGACTGCCGAAGAGACCAAACGTCCTAAGGCTGAGCTACCCCCAGTTGTGAAACCGGGTCAACGTAAATCGGCCACATCGGCTAACAACCAAAAGTCGAAAGTCCTTTCGGCGCGAGCTAAGTCAGATGGTTCTGTTGAATCAGCCGCTGCTTATCTTGAATCTATAGATCTTGATTAAGGAATACAAATTATGGCAACGCCTGTAAACGCCGTCAGCACCTCGTTGATCAAAGGTCAACGTCAGGATCTGATTGACATCATCTACAACATCGCCCCGTACGATACCCCGTTCATGACGGCTATCGGCAAAGGCACAGCAGAAGCTGTCACCCACGAATGGCAAACCGACGAGCTGCGTGCTCCGACCGTCAACGCCAAGATCGAAGGTGATGACGCGGTGATCAACGCTGCTGCTTTCACTACCATGGCTAGCAACATCTGCCAGATCGCTAGTGAAACCCTGCAAGTGACCGGTACTGCTGAACGCGTTAAGAAAGCCGGTCGCAAGTCCGAACTGGCCTATCTGATCGCTAAGAAAGGTAAGGAACTGAAGCTGGACATGGAGTATGGTCTGGTGGGTACTCCTTTGGCTAAAGTGCAGCGTACCTCCGCTGTTCCGGGCCAACTGGGTAACATCTTCTCGTACTACAAGACCAACGGTTCTGGTGGTGCAGGTTTCGTAGCTCCAACTGGTAACGGTGTTGATACCGGTACTGCTGGTACTCTGCGTACCCTGACTGAAGCAATGCTGTTGACTGCTTCGCAGAACATCTGGACCAACGGTGGTCAAGCCAACCAGATCCAAACTTCGGCAACCCTGAAGAAATACATCAGCCAGACCTTCAAAGGTCGTGCTACTCAGATCCAACTGGATGCATCGAGCAACTCGGTGTCCCAAGCAGTTGACGTATACGAAACCGACTTCGGTAAGTACACCATCACTGCAAACCGTTGGTTCAAAGCTGATGCCATCTTCGTGTTTGATCCTAAGATGCATTCGCTCTGCTACCTGCGTCCTTTCATGCAGTTCCCACTCGCTAAGACTGGTGACAGCGAGAAGCGCCAAATGCTTGTTGAGTACACCCTGCGTGTGAACAACGAGAAGTCCGGTGCTCTGATCCGAGACGTACAAGCAGTGTAAGACCCTAAGGGCTGCTCC